ACGCAACACTTTGGTATCGAGCGAGATACGGACGTTGCCCTCTTCGAGCAGCGAGACGGTCTGCTGCGCTGTGCGCGGCGCGTTCGGCCGATCGGACTGGCGGCCCATCTGGAGGTCCGACATGCCGGTGAGCTTCTCGCCGTACGCCAGCACGGTCTGCTCTTTCCATTGCGCGATCTCCATGTTGGCGCCGATCTTGATCTGCATCAGGTCGGTCTCGGGGTTGTCGAGCGGGATCGCAAGGCCGGGCTCCATCCGGAACGTGTCAGGGTTGAAGCCCGACGCCGGCCGGTAGCCAACCGGGGGGTTAATGGCGAGCTGGCCGGCTTCGGTCGCCTGGTTGTGGTTGCCCCTCAGCTCATCCTCGAGGTCGATGAGCATCTCAGCGAGGCCGGGTGACCAGTAGGAGCCGTCCTTAATCATTGAACTCTCAACGAAAGGCCGCTTGTTCTTTTTGGTGGGGTAGAGGTCCTCGAGATCCTGGACGCCGATAACGAGGTGCAGGTCCCACAGATAGCGGACCACGAACTCCCTCTGCCGCATCTCACGTTTCGAGAAATCCCACTCGCCGGCGTCTTTGTTCTTGCCCTTCAGCGGACGCCAGCGGCCGTACCACTCGAGCACGAGCACGCTCTCTCCGGCAGAGATGGGGCGCTGATACATCAGCCCTTCGGCCAGGTCCTGCTCGCGCTTGATCTCATCGCCCTCGCTTTCGCGCTGGATCCCGTGTTGCGACATGTTGAGAATCTGGGTCCAGTTCTTCGTGATGTTCTGGTAGCGCCCTTCCTCTTCGCCCTTCAGAAGCTGATCGGGGGTGACGCGGTATTTGCGGATGACGTAGGAAAAGTCGTGTAGGCTTTGGACCTCTTCGCACGGGACGATGAAGTCGTCAGGCCACAGCGGCAAGAACTCCGGACCTTCGTAGTCGATGACCTCCTGCCCGCCGACGTCGAACGTGTCGCGCAGCCAGGGCGAGTAGGCAACGCTTCGGCCGAACAGGAGCTTGCGCAGCACGAACACGCAAAACTTGTTGGTGAGTTTCATGCTGTTGAAGACTCGCCAGGTCATGTACTTCGAAATCTTCTTGTCGCGCTTGTAGTCGCTCGGGCCGACCGGGACGGCCACGATTTCGGCGTCGTCACCGAAAAGCGCGTCCATTTCCTTTGACCACTTGGTAAAGATGTTCCAGCGCACGAAGGGCACGGGAACGTTGCTCGCTTCCTCGTCGCCCTGCGCCGGCACATCCGTGCGCGATCGCCAGCGGCGGTAATACTCGCGCCACATGTTGATGCGCTTGTTGTGATCGGCGATCGCCGAGCGGTAGTCGTGCTGGATGCGGTCGGCGATCCGCGAGAGTTCGGCAGCAGCCCACTTGAGTTGGAAAACCTTTTGCTCCGGAGCTGGAGGCGGGTCGGCCGCGGGCGGCGGGGGTGCCGCGGGTGGCGTGGCTTGGCCGGGAGTCTGGGGGAACACTTTAGTGGTTCCAGCCCTTCGCGTTCTTCGCGAACTGCGCTTCCTTGCGGAGTGACGCTGACTTGCTATCGAGGGCCGCGGCGAGTTTGCCGGCCGGGATGGGCGAACCCTGGGGTACGCCGAGTTTCTTATGCAGGAGGCCCTTGCGGCTCGGTTTGATCTGGATCACACGGGCTTATTCGACCCTCGGGAGTCTCGAGGTCTTCGCGTCCAGCGCGGGCGATCGTCGCGTAGTCGCGGCAGAGTAGGGCGAGCGGGATCTGCTCTTGTTTCAGGAGTCGCGTCTCTTCGAGCCGCTCGGCAAGTTCCGTGAGGAATTGGGCCACCGTCATGCGCCGCTATTCGACCTACGCGGCGATTTTGAGCGCTTCGCTTACGAGCGCTTCGGGTGGCAGCCCGAGGCCGGAACAGACGAAGTGCAGGTATCGCTCCGTGTCATTGTGGTCAGTCGGCGGCGCGTACAACGCGACCATCTGCCTCAGCGTGAGTCCTTCGGACGCGTAGATCCGGAGTTGGCGTTCCTCATCCTCCCATCCGTGCTCATCGGTGTCGATCGTGCCGATGTCGTTGGCATGAGCCGGGCCGCCGGGGTGCTCCGAGTGTGGCGAGTGGCGCAGGTCGCCGGGGTTGTGGCGAATGGTGGGGATTGCTCCCGGCCGGCCGAACCCCTCTTCCTGGGCTATCAGCTTGGCGAGCTTCGTCATAGGGACTTGATTGCCGCCTCGAGTTTCGATTTGAGGCCGGCGTTGGCAATCCAGGAAGGATAGCCGTCGTGCTTCGTCAGCTCGACGCCGAGGGTGTTGGTCGAGGCTATGTAGGTGAAATCCGCCTCGATTTTGCCGTCAATTGATTGCATAACGCCGTGCGCGTCCCCGGTGGGCGATGCCGCAAGCTGGCTCATGACGACCTGGTGGGAGGCGATCAGTTGATCCTCGAGCTTCTGCAGTTTGTCTGGTGTGATCGAAAAAATCATGTCGAACCTACGGCCTTTCACTGGGTTACTTCTTTTTGTCGTGGTGGAATGGCTTCGCTACGAAGTGCGCGACTTTCTTCGCGCCCTTCTCGATGCCGACGCCGGCGAAGTAAACGCCGGCCAGGGCAGCCGCCACCAGCAAAACCCCGCCCGAGACTTGTCCTTTACGGCTTCCGAACATATTGGCTTTCCTCTTTCTCACTTAGCGTCCTGTGCGCAGATCAGGCCGAGGCCGGCCGCGATCGCGCTGATTTCTACGGTGTGGTGCGGCCAGAAGGCCGCGGCTATCGTCGCCATGCCCGCGATGGTCGACTTTGGGTTGCGTGCGATCGCGTCCCAGGCGCGCTGGATTCTTTCCCTCATTGACTCATCGGCTTCCAGACCAGCCCGAGTTCGATCACTGGATTCCAGCCGCCTAAACTCGGCATGTAGAGGGCGCGGATCGGCACCATCACCGCCCACGTCTTCGAAAGCTGCCGCACGTAGGTGAACGTCACCGCGGCTGAGAGGTTTACTGACCCGGCAGCAAAGGAGCCGCCCACGTCCGTCCCGAGCAGCGTCATGTTCGTGCCATCGTTCGACAGCACCTTGTGCATCCCTTCGCGCAGTGAGGTCGAGAAGATGTAACCCGTCTTGCCGTTGAGCGTGGCCTTCACGGGAAACACGTCGGCCGTCGTCGACTCGTACAGCCCCATAGAGTCAGACACGGGAACTATCGCCGAGCCCCAGAGATTCACGCCGGCAAACTGGTTGTACGCGCCGCCGCCTGCGACGTATGCCGGAAGTTTGATGTTGACGGCGCTCGCCGCCTGCGGAAAGCAGCTCCGCGCACCGAGCATCAGGAAGATCAATAATTTTCGCAGCAGTGGCACTCTGCGGGGCTATTCGACACCGAAGCGGCGGGCGTGCTTCAGATCCCTTTGCGTCCGGAGGCGTAGTAATCCGTGTCGGCCTTGTCGAGCGCGTCGGCGTGAGAGACCGCATTCTGGGTGTGCCCCTTCTGGACCGCGTCCAGCACGTCCTCGGCTTCCTCTACGACGGGGTTCTTGTCGTGTCGCCCGATCTCGGAGGAAATGGTTTCCTCGGGCGGCGCACCGAACAGCGAGGCAACGAAGCGATCGAGGTTGTAAAAAGTGTTAATCAGCCAATTCTTCACCTCGGATTATTCGACTCAGCAGTACAGCCGCACGCGCTCGCCGCGTTGCTGCGGATCACCGCTCACTCCGTACTTGCTCACCTGGCGCCGTGTGATCCCTCCGTCGACGGGCATCGGCCGCGGCATCCTCGTGATCGCCACCATCGCGAGCGCAAGCGCAATCACCGCGTCGTCGTGGCAACCCTTCTGGTGCTCGGCCTTGCCGTTTGCCTTGATGACGAAGGTCATCAGCTCGCCGACGGTGATCGGGCAGTGCAGCGTGATGGCGAGTTGCCGGATGGTCTCATCAAGCAGCGATATGAGAATCGGGCGGCTGACTCCCGAGGTCGACCAACCGATGCGATCGCCGCGGACCTGGGGATCCTGGTCTGCTGTGACGGGCCGGTGGTAGATCAGCCCTGACGGGTAATCTGCGTTCAGGATCGCCTCGAGCATTGAGACGCCGCCACCGCCAGGATTCACTTCGCCGCAAATCTGCGCCATATTGAACCACTTGCCGAGCCGCGCCATGTAACGGCCGGTTTCGCCGGGCATCATCCGGGCCCGCAGTACCGCGCACTGCTCGCCGGTATCGCGGTCGAGGACCTGGCCCACGCTGAAGTCGGGATCGCACTCGCCGTCTCCCTCGTTGATATCGAGGCCTTGCGCACAGTCCGCGCCAAGCACGTAGAGGCGGCCTTTTTCCGGCCGGCGCCACACGCGCAGTGCTCCGTGTTCGTTTGGCATCAACGCCAAGCGCTTCTCGCCGGCGCCGACGTCCTCGACCTCGAGCTCGCCGCACAACGCCCCGGCCGGGAAGTGGATCTTCGAGACGTGGGGAATCGAGAATCTATTGCGCGAGTTTGCGCTGAACGCTTCCTCCGGCGTGGCTGGATGCTCGCGCCGAAAATGCGTCATGTCGCCGTTGAAATCGTTATGGATCGTCCAGCGGCGCCAGGCGAGCTGCTCGAGCGAAAGGTTGTACCGCTGCTTAATCTCGCGTTCCTCGGCCGACATCGACTCCTGGAAGCGATCGGGCGGTACCGCGAGCGGCATTCGGTTGGTCGGGTGCTCCCACCAGCCCATGAAGATGCCGAGCCATTCCGATTCACCACTCGGATCCATGGACGCCTGCCACATTTTGTGGAAGTAGTCGCCGATGCTTTTCGCGGTGCCCTCGACGATCGCCGTCGTTTCGGGTAGCTTCGGCACCGCGGACATTACCGCCGCAAGGGTCCCGCCTGGGTCCTGGTAGTAGGGAAATTCAGAGAAGTGAACGTTGGTGATGCGGAAGCTTCGGCCGAAGTTTGCGTTGCCCGCTGTGTGGATCTGGATGAAACTCGACTCCGGATCGCCGCCGTACTCGTAGTAGATGCGATCGGAAAGCACGCGAGACTTCGGCAGCCGCAAGAAGTCGGCAAAAACCTTGTATTTATTGTGGAACCGCTCGTAAATCGAGAAGATATTCTGGACGCTGGTTTCGTCGTGCGCCAAAACCACGGTGTGAACGCCGGCGCGAAACCCCGTCGAGTGAAAAAACTCAGCAGCGGTGCCGGTGGTCGCCTGAATTCGGCGTGATTTGAGGTAAAGGATGCGGACAGGTCTTTCCTGATCGCGCTGTTTCTTGATCGCTTCGCGCAATCTGACCTGGCCGGGTGAGAGAATCATCGGGACCAGTTCGCGTTTCTCGGTTTCGACGGTCAGCGAGGCGCGGCAAAAGATTGCATGATCCTGGAAGCCACGCCGCGCATAGTCCGGATCCACGTGCGCCTCGAGGGCGCGCCATATCTCGTCTTCGTTATCCACTTGCTGCTACCTTCGACTTATGGGGCTCACCCGAGAGCAGTTTCGCGGGCTGCTATGCGGCTTTGTCGAGCCCCAGGCCCCACATCTGGACTCGCGCCCCGAGTTGGAGTCTCGCGTTGGCCAGCTTCTCGCGGGCCCAGGATACGGGCCGCCCCATCGCCTGCGCGGTCTTGATGAGCGCAATCCCCTGCAGGCTGGCGAGGAAGACTGCCCGCTCGTCTTCCTCCAGGTCCTGGAGAGCGAGGGCAAGGAGCCGGGCCTGCTCGCGTTTCGCGGCGGCTTCTTCCGGACGCGGGCCTCGATCGATTACAACGACCTTCGGGAGGTTGTCCCGGTCGGGGTTCAGATTCCCACCGCTTTGCATTTCGTCGATCGAATTCAAAAACAGCACGTCATCCCGGTAGGCGCTGCGCTTGTGCTCGTCGATCATCTGGCCACGGATGCGGAAGTAGCAGTAGTGCGCGAAGACGCCGTTCTTCGGCTTGTAGCGATCCGCAGCCTGGAGCAGGCCGACGAACCCGGCCTGGCGAAGATCCTCGGGGTCGAGGTGCGTCATCTTCCTCGCCACCTGGTCGGTGATGCGGTCCACGATGTGCATGTGGTCGAGCACCAGCTTCTCGCGCCGTTTCTTGGCGCGGTTCTCGGCGGCAACTTTATTGATCGCTTTACGCGCTTGTAGTACTTGGGCTTTGGTCGGCACTCGCGGTAACTCTCCTCGATTGGTACAGCAGTGTGAATTCTTCCCAGGTGAGCTGCGGGATGCCATCCACCTCGGTCGTCTTTGGCTCGGGCGGTTTGCCCTGCGCCATGGTCAGCAGATCGCCGTAGCGTTCGACTGCTCGCATCCGCACGACGTGGTCGGCGGTGTCTGTCTTGTGAGCGATGAGCGCTCGCTCGATCGCGAGGATGGCGCGCTGCGCGAGCTTCTCGAGCTTGGCCCGGTGCGGGCGTAACGCCTCGGTGATGATGAATTGGGTTGCGGGCTCGGCCGCCAGGCGCTGCACGTTGCGTGCACTGCATCCAGCTTTCTTTGCGATCGCCGCGGTCGTCTCGCCGGCAACGATGCCGGTTGCGACGGTGCGCCGCTTGCGCTCCTTCTCGGCTTTTGGCTTGCGCATCAGCAGCAGCCCTGGTTGCAATAGCCGTTCACGTCGATCGAGTGGAACTTGTGCCGCTTGGGGGACTTCAGAAAGTCGTCGTGGTGGAAAATGCTCGCCACCTTCGCCTGGTCGCACCAGGTCTCGTGCTCGCCTCGGCCGAAGACGCAGGCCTCGCAGCATTTGGCCGCATCGGGCCGGTAGGGGTTGGAGTGGTTTCCGTCAGCCATCGCTATGCTGCCTTCGCGACGGGCGCCGGCGCCAATGCTACGACCGTCAGCGTGCGGTATCCCGACCGCTCCTCGGCGATGAACGCCTTCTGTTCCGATTTCGGAACAACCTTGTCGACGCCGGCAGTGAGCGGGATGTCGAGGATGGCGATCAGTCCATCCATGCCCAGCGCCTTCTTCAGGCGATCGAACGCCTTGCGCTTATCTACGATGGTGCGCTCGTTCCGGCGCGGGGAAAGCTGCACCTCGTAGGCGGCGCCGCGTTCCGTAATAGGAACGTCGCCAGGTCCGTCCTTATGCCAACCCTCGATCTCATCTTTGAGGGCCTTGGCGCGTTGCTCGTCGGGCTCGGCGAGCTGGAGGCGGCGTTTGATCTCGCCGTATTCATCGATTTTGGCCATCCGCTCGAGACGCGTGGCGGCGTCGATCGAGGGCCGGATGGGCTGCACTTTGTGGCTCATGTGTATCCAGTTTCGACATTTGAGCCACCCTCGCGAAAGACGGGTTTTATAGGTGTGGATCCCCTGTTGCTTTCCCCCGTCGGATCATCCGGAAAATGTCCTACGTAGTCAGCGGCATTTTCGTATTAGCGAGTACCATAGTTGACGGGTCGTGAACATTTACCCCCTAGCCGGGCGTCGGGTTGCAGTGCTCACCAGGCGCGAGGCGCAGGTGCTGCATGGGGTCTCTTGTGGGTTTGCCGATAAGGAGATTGCGTACCGGCTCGGCATAAAAGCCAAGAGCGTCCAGCACTACGTGGGCCTGGCCATCCGGGAGTTGGGGTTCTCCAACCGCGTCGACATAGCGCGCTGGATCTGGTTCGAACCGGAGGTGGTCATGAGGCAGCCGGCGTTCGTCGACCTGCACCTGCCTGGTTGCAAGTGCCCCCACCCGCGGTGCGTCAAGATGGCGGCGTTCGGTTCGCCGGTCGACAGCACTGGGGCGCCCGCAGCTCCGGACATCGCGGCGTGAAAGCCCAGAGAGTTTCCTTCAGACTTTTTGGCCGGCCGTGTCACCAGAGTCGCAGTTCGGGAGCATTAAGCATTGGAAAGAGTGCGGCGAAGAGTGAAACCGGTTTCCGGACGGCACAAACATTCGCGCGGTTTGTGGACGCTTTTTGTGGCTTAACGGCCACACTTTCTGCCTAAATAGACTCCCGCCACACGTGAGTGTTAGGGTTGTTGGGCATGTCGCCAACAACCTCAGCAACCGCAACAACCGACTGGCCACCGGCCGGATGGATCACCAAGAAGACCGCCGCCGAGCGGGCGAAACTGAGCGAGGAGCGTATCGCCGGCCTCGTGCGCGAGGTCAAGCTGCACTCGTCAAAGGGACAAGACCCTCAGAGCAGGCAGACCTGCACCCTCATCCACGAAGGAGACCTCGAGCGCTACCTGCACGAGCGGGCGCACCCGCCGCAGAAAAGCGAGGTTGTCAGGGCTGTTAACACGCCCGACAAACCCAACACCCCGCAGCTCGCGCTGCCCTCACCTGCTCCCGCCGAGGCCTCCGTGAAACCGGTTTCAGTGTCCCGGCCGTGGCTAACGCTCGAGGAAGCCGAGGAGTACTCGGGACTGACGAAGCGGTGGCTCTTGCAATGCGCCACGAACGAGCTAGGCGAAGAATCTGTCACCGCCCAGAGCGTCGCGGTCCGCGACATGGGTAAGCACTCGCCTGGCGGCCGCTGGCGATTTCACCGCGAGAGCCTCGGCGACCGCTAAAAAGAAAACGGCGCCCGAGGCCATCGTGCCGGGCGCCGCAAGTCCTTGATTTGGGAAACGGCACGACGTTACCGCGGTCCCGGCGGCTCGGGTTCGCCGGACGCCGGCCACGGCAATCCGGAAAAGCTGTTGTGCGGCACCGGGGGCGCGCCCTCAGTCGGGAGGTCTCTCACCGCGCCCCCATCCGCTCCGGCCGGGGTTCGGCCTGGTGAAGAAATTGATAAGCCAGGCCGGAACCGGGCGGCGAATCCTACCCTTGGCGACCCGCGCCGGCGCCGGTGGTCTGCCCGGTGGCAGTGCCGAAAATCGTGTTGATGCTCTGGTCGATGCCGCCAGTGAAAGTCTGGTCCCACTCCGCGAACTGCTGTGGTCCCTCCTGCGCCGCCATGTGGTACTGCCTCTGCACCTGCTGCAGGTAACTGCTCAACCTCTCCTGCGGCGTGGTGCCTTGCAGGTTGGTGAGAATACGTTGAAGGGGGGTCTGGTTCATCGGTGCATCTCCTTTCGAGACAAGGGTATTGTGCACCTCTACGGAAATCCGGTCAACCCTCTACGTTGCTGCACACATGTGCAAAAAACAGAATCACGCTCGTATGTCGTGAAGAATCACTAGGTTCCGATAACCGCATTTATGTCGTATCGCAACACGCTTTCTTTGCAACGGAGCCTTGACGGTGCCTTTATGAATCGCTTCCGGCCGTGTCATTTCTTGCGTCTTGGTGCTGGCCAGCTTCCCGTTTGTTTGCAGCGGGGGTCTTCAGCGCCTGGAGAACCGCGTCTGCGTCGTCATGGAAGATGTGGCAGCCTCCGCAATAGCGGCTGTCGACGTCGCATCGGTTGTACGAAGTCATCCCGCACACGAGGCACTTGATGCCGGGGCGGCGGCGACCCACGGCCCAGACGATCACAAAGCCGCGAGCCTGGCGAACGATCCGCTCGCCCTCCTGCACACCGCGTCCCCACGCCAGAGCGTATTCGCGATCAGCGAACAGGCGGTAGTCACAGTTCGTCTCGCTCGGTTTATTGATTGCGCAGTCGCGGCCCGCTTCGAACGCCTCGCGCAGTCGTGAATCCTGCATATGTGTGCTCATTTTACGCGAAACATTGACAATCGTGAACCGGATTGTGAACAATGTCATCCAGGATGTTTGGCACCAAGCGAAAAGTTGGGCGGCCCCAGCTCTGTTTCTGTGGTAAATGCGTCACGTGCCGCGCCCGCGAGTCCCAACGCCGTCACCGCAGGAGAGCGATGGGCGAGCTTGTGCCAGTGCTGCGTACTGGTCGGAAACCGAAACCACAGCGGTCGAGGAAAGCAGGGGCATGATCTTCGAGGCACTGGTGCAGCAGTTCGAGACGTCGTACCTCCCGCGCCTGGCCAAGCCGACGCGAGCGAAGTACATGTCGCTGCTAACCTGTCACGTGAAACCGGAGTTCG